CTAGTGGTACAATTACATTACCATCAGGTTCTATTGACCCAGCTGCTATTTCAGGTGGTGTTGGAAGCAATACATTTACAGGTGAGGTCGAGATGAGTGGCACACTATATGTCGCGGGGGATGTATCTTTCAATAGTAGATTGATTGTAAATAATTCTATCACATCTTCAGCAGCAGTTCAGGGTACATCTATCACTGATGGTACTGCAACAATGTCTGCTGGGGCTCTCTCTGGTGTTACTAATATTACTGCTTCAGGTACTATTACTGATGGAACAGCAAGTTTGGCGGCTGGTGCTCTCTCTGGTGTAACAAATTTGACTGCAACAGGAACAATAACACTACCCACCAACGCTATTGCACAAAAATCCATTGTTGATGCCTACTCTATGAAAACATCATACACTGTAACAGTTGGCTCAAAAACATCTGCACATATTTACAATGGTACTGGTTCATCTAGTACTTATTTCATTGATAATATTGAAGCTCCTCATCTCACATTGAGAGTTGGTTATACATATACATTCGATATGTCGGATAGTACAAATAGTGGACATCCATTGTTGTTCTACTATGATGCAAACAAGAACACCGGCTACACAACTGGAGTAACCACGACTGGAACAGCTGGAAGTGCAGGAGCATCTGTATCCATCGCAGTAACAAATGATATGCCAACAAAGCTATTCTTCCAATGTGCTAATCATGGAAATATGGGAACATGGTTTATTATAGAGCCGGCTGTAGAAAATGTATCTATTACTGAAATGAGTTATCTAAACGGTGTAACTAGCAACATCCAAACACAAATCAATAGCTCAGGTTTAGATAAGACTGCAGATTTAGCATTAACATCTACAACTGCTGCAACATCTACAACTGCTGCAGCTCTTACTGTTGCGGGCGGTATTGGTTTAGGTGGATACATCAAACAGTTCTAATTAAACAAATAAAATATACGGCTATTATATATTTCACATGTCATTAGCCGTATTAAAAAGAAAATCTGAAACAAAATACAATAATATGAGTGTAAATACAGGTGGCTTTTCATTGAATGGTACTAGACGCAACCAAGGTTATGTTGGTCAAACTTCTTTATCACGAACATTAGTTCGTGGTTTGAGAAATGGCCCTGACCTACGTGGCCACGGGGGATGTTGCAAAACTGGTAATGAAAACCCTATTGTTCAAAATGAAACCATTTGTATGAACGATAACAATATAGTCAAATCCTCTTCCTTAAGTACCCGAGGTATGTTAAAAACCCGTTATTGTAATAGTCAATGTAATACTGTCAAACCTGACAATAATAACAATACAAATTCTCAAAAAGATTTCATTGCTCGTAAAAAGAAGGAATGTATTAATTGTACAACAACTTCTATTGATACAAATAATACAATTAGTTGTTGCAATGAGTGCAGTCCAAACGAAAATAATATAACAAAACCCGACGAAACATATTTAATACAATCTAGCAGCAAATATACGGAAGAGTTGAATAAAGCATGCACAGAAAATGATGTAAAATTTGTACCTGCTTCTGTTTGCAAACAACCGTTTGCTGGGTTCAATTAATAAAATTGATTTCAAATAAAATAATATACTTAATTCATATTATTTTATCATTATGACAAAATTAACAAAACCTATCGAAGAATACACTCAAGAAGAACTCGAAACTGAATATGTAAATAGCTTCACAGAAAAAGAAAAAAAAGCCTTTGAAATTGCCAAAGACCATTTAGGAATGTCATTTCAAATAGACAAAAGCATAGGATTTGCCGAATGGAAACAAAAAATTATCCATAAGTAATATTATCCAATAGATTCTTATACTCTTTATAACTCATTACTGTTTTTTGTAAATCATGTTCTTGTGATAAATTATCTAACAGTGGAGAGGTAAAGTTTTCACTAGTTTTTTTGGTTGGTTTATTCAACACCGTCATATTATATATTTTCCCTTTGTTAATGAATTTGTTTGTAATATTTGTCTTTGATTTATCTTCTGTTTCTTTTTTATCAGTTTCTTTGTTTCCACAGGTCATTTTGGATTCATTTTTTTTCAACTTTATAAATGGTGCATCTTTCAATATATCTTTTGATATTTGTTTACCATCCCCTGATTTCTTCTTTTTTTCTTCCATGTGAAGTATTTTTATCAAAGGCGATTCTTTGTTTTTATCAGTTATGACGTTTTGGTCTATAAAAAAGTCGTTACATTTGAATATTTTACAATATTTCATAGCTACCGCATTCAATATGGAATAAGGTAAACTATTTACATCAGAATAATAGGCAAACCCTAGTTTGAAAATATCATAATACATATATACATTACCACGAGGTGTAGGTTCAAATAACATTCTACGTCTCCATACCTTTTCTAACTCATTATCTTCTTTTTCAATGGCCTTCTTGAATAAATCTCGATTGTAGACTTCATTTGTAATATTTTCATTATTATTGTTCGTATTATTATTATTATTATAATAAGGCAAAAAGTCCTTTTTTCGCTCTTCTGCGTATTCTTCAGATTTTGTCAATATATTTTTTATAATTGGCGTTGGAAAAAAATATTCTCTACAATGATTTAATATTTGCTTTACATACTTACGACTGAAATATAGCATATTCATTGTTACAATTGTGGTTGTTATAACGAAAAAAGGTCTTCTACCAAATTTTGCATAAGCAAAGTTAAACCTACTTACGATATTGTTCATTGTCTAATTCTATTAATATCTTTTTTTTATGCCCTTTCAGTTTTGCTAATATTTATTTACCTTTTGTCTGTTCTTCTACTTGAGCTAATCTCAATTGCACTAATTCCTTCATTTCTTTATCTAGAAAAGGCACTTTGATGCGTTGATAATTCTTGTATTGGTTTGCGGGATGCATACACACCAAATATAAATCGGTAACTTTCTTTCCATATTTGTGCTCCAAAATAGTTTTATACACATTCAGTTGTAATGCATAATGCCAAAAATTTGTATCCGGTAAATGAGAAATGCAGGGTGTTTTTGCATATTGTCCAAAAGAAGTTTCATGTTTTATTTCTTCACAGCGTTTCCAATCATATATTTGTAATGAACCGTCCGGATTTTCGTAGGTCATATCAATAGAACCTGACAATTTCAATTCTTCGTAATAAACCATCCATTCTGTTCTGTAAGGTTTCAACTCTGGAAAATCCTTTAAAAAGTTTTTGAAATATTGGAATTCAATGCTATCATTCGTAACTGGTTCTTTATTATAATAATATTCAATATCATTATGCATTTTTGTACCAGCACATGCAGCGGTATCACGCTTTTCCTCCCACATCCTTTTGATGTCTTCTTCATTCATACCATAATATTTATAAGACGGGTCATTTTTCTTTTTACTTTTCATAATTTTTGCGATAGCACCGTCCGCATCAAAATCAGCAAAATGACTGTGATTCCAAGTAGTAACAGAAGTGAACCCACCGCGGTCACCACATACAGTGTAAATATGGGGGCCCTCCTCAAATGATATATCATCATCTCGTTCATGATGGTTCTTAGTAGATAAATAGGTTGGAGGAATATGTTCTGACATTTAGTTTGTATTGAAAAAAAATATATGTGAATATATTCGTCAATTTTTATTCACATTCATATTCCACGATATTTTTTATGCTATGTTTTAAGTAACTTTGCAAAGTATGTTTGATTTTAGAATATTGTATTTCTTTTGAAGTCGTACCGCCTAAGATTTTTTGATAATATTCTGCATACATTTCTTTGTATTTTTCTTTAGTTGCAATAAGCTCCTGATTTGGTTCGCACCATTCTTTGAGAAATACTATCACAAACTGATGGCAAATATGTTCTATATATTTATCTAATATATCTTTTGTTATTGGTTTCCATTTAATATCTGAATCCACCTTATCATAAACATAAAATGTTGTTTGTTTATCTGTAAAACAGCATATCGGATATTTATTATTGCGATTATTTTCAAAATAATTTTGAAATAAACTAGATACACCCGATACCAAATCTTTTTTGAATACGGTATCTAACAATGCAGATATACCTGGTTGTATTTCATCTACTAACCATCTTTCAAATGTAATAATAGGCTTCTCTTCTGTCCCATTATTCAACCATTCTAATACATTTTTTTTCTTGTTTTGTCGTTGTCGCAACATCTGATTCTCTTTTTCCAATTTATCTAAACGAAATGATAAATGTTTCACTAATTGAAATAGTTCAAAGTTACCTGGGATTTGTTCCTGACTTATATCCAGGTCACTTAATTGTACTTTTTCTGGTTGCGACAAATATTTACAAACGCTTACATGACGGTCATAATTGAACTTTTCTTTGTAACTTTTTACGCAAAATCTGCATTTATATAGTTGATTCATTTAATAATATTCTACATAATAGTATACAAAGCGGCTATCAATTTTTGAATATGAAAATGGTATTTAGTAAAAATACACATACAAATTCAACTTCAGCTACTTCCTACCCTACCATTCAAATACCGAATAATGTAGATTACATAAAAAAATATCAACTTTCCGAACAAAAACAATTTTCTTTGTCTGAGAACATCAAACAAAAATGTTCTTCATGTTACAAATAATATTTTATCATTAATGTATATAATGAAATTCGATTTGAATCTTTATCTCACTATCTTATTGATAATCTTCTTTAGTATGTTGATTGTAAATACAATGCTCAAAACGATGAACCGAGAAGGTATGGAAAATAATGATGAAGACAAAGAAATTATTGTCGCAAAAAAAGAAAAGAATATAAAGAAGATGGCAAATTAAGATTGCGCGATATAGTCAAATAAATGTTTTGTATATATAATTTATACTATCATATATTATATATAATGAGTGCATTTGATAATAAACATAGTATATTTTTAGAACCGAATACAAAACAATATGGTAGTCATATGGTTATGAATAATGTACATAAACAAAGTAAATGTAAATATGTTAATATTGATTCAAAATTTAGAGACGAATACAATAATACTATCCAAACAACTAATGGTAATGCTGATTTATTAGCAAATTTGAACCATGTTTCTAATTATAATATAAATTTACCTGAAAGAGTCAATGAAGTAAGAACTATCAACGTGACAAATATCGAAGTCCCTATGTCTTTTTACAATATATCAGCAAACTTAGGAAATAATTACTTCAAAACTATTGTTTCTGGTAACGAAACAATAATAACCATATCTGATGGTAATTATACAGATTCTTCTTTGACTACCGCATTGAACAACGCGTTAACTAGTGCAGGTATAGGGTTGACTTTCACTATAACAAATAATGCTAGAACAACTGTTGTTTCTACTGGCTCAGTCAAAATACATTTTGATATTAACAGTTCTGGTACAAGTGACAAATCTAGATTTAAATCTAAATTAGGTTGGTTATTAGGGTTTCGTAATACTAATTATACAGTCACTACCTCTACTACAACTAGCGAGCATTTTCTTAATTTGCATGGTACAAAGTATTTGTATTTAGCAATCGAAGAATTTAATAAAGGAAACCAAAATTCTTTTGTTAGCCCTTTATTTTCTTCTTTTATAAATAAAAATGTCATTGCTAGAGTTGCCATTGATAAACATACATATCCTTATGGTTCAATATTACCAGCAAATAAATCAAATGGATTACTAACTAGTGATGTTAGATGTTATACTGGAAAAGTTGACCTCCAAAAATTTAATGTTTCTCTATTGAATGAAGATGGAATACCTGTTGATTTGAACGGATTAGATTTTTCGTTTTGTTTGGAAGTAGAACATGAATAACTCTCATCATAAAATTGATATTATAAAGTAAATATTTTGTACGTTATAATATGTCATCAGTAAAACAAATCAATATTTTCAAAAGTATTACTACTAAAAAGGAACATCTTAAACAAACACATGGTACTGATGTTCCAGAAATAAAAGAAATAGTTGAAGAATTAGATGTATCTATATTGTCAAGCGAGCAAAAAATAGCTTATGAATTGTATAAGCAGGGTAAAAATCTATTTCTTACTGGTCCTGGTGGAACCGGTAAAACAAAACTTATTCAATATTTTATACATTATTCTAATCTCAAATCGCATAAATTACAGGTGTGTGCAATGACTGGTTGTGCTGCTATTTTATTAAATTGCAACGCAAGAACACTTCACTCATGGAGTGGTATAAAACTAGCCAAAGGTGATAAAGAAACCATCATAAATCGTGTAATTAGTAATCGAAATGCAAAAAAAAGTTGGAAACGAACAAATATTCTTATATTAGACGAAGTCAGTATGTTATCTAAAAAAGTATTTGAAATTATTGAAGAAATTGCACGTATATTCAAAAAAGATAGTCGTCCTTTCGGCGGAATGCAAGTAATTTTTAGTGGTGATTTTTGTCAATTACCACCCGTAGGAACAGTAGGAGAAAAAGATACTTATAGATTTTGTTTTGAGTCTGATATCTGGTCCGATGTATTCCCATTGAATTGTAGTGTTGAACTTAAAACTATATTTCGTCAAACTGATGCATTATATACTAAGATTTTACAAGGGATAAGAAAAGGGAAAATCAGTAAAAATAGCTGTGCTGTATTACAAAATAGAATGAACGCTGAATTTGATTCTGAAAAACATAATGGTTGTATCCCTACCAAACTGTTTCCACTGCGTTCAAAAGTTGATTATATAAACAATATGATGTTTAATAAATTATACTCTGAAGACAATATATTTGATGTTATTACTACAAAAAACAATACTACCTATATTGATAGTGGAAAAAATATCCCAATCGCATTACTTTCTGCATGCAATGACTTATCTGTAAATGAAACAGAATATGAAATCAATCAACTGATAAATAATAGTCCATGTATCCAAAAATTACATTTAAAGGTTGGGGCTGCTGTCATGTGTACAGTTAATCTGGATATGGATAATTCTATTTGTAACGGGTCACAAGGAATAATTGTAGATATTGTTATTCAAAACGGTATCAAAATACCTGTTGTGAAATTTTCAAATGGCGTTGTAAAACATATGCACCCACATACATGGCAATCTGAAGAATATCCCACTCTTTCTGTTGCTCAAATTCCTCTTTGTCTAGCATGGGCGTTAACTATTCATAAAATTCAAGGTGCCACCTTACAATTCGCTGAAATTGATGTTGGCAACAGTGTATTTGAATATGGTCAAACGTATGTCGCATTATCTCGAGTTCAATCACTAGATGGACTGTATTTATCTGCGTTCAATTATGAAAAAATTCAAACTAACCCTTCTGTTATTCAGTTTTACGAAAACATAAGTAGCTATGTCCATACAAATGCACATAATAGTGAGGAAACATATTTAGATGAAAATAATTCTAATTCAGATATAAAGCGTATTGAATTATAATATGAGGTATTTATATAATGGTTGCAGCAAGTATTTTACCAATTACAATACATAATAAAAAACTCTATTTTTTATTTGGTAAGGAAAATGAACTTGAAGATAGTGCAAAAGGTTGGTCAGATTTTGGAGGGCGCGTTGACCCTGGAGAAACTATTTATCAGGCTGCATTGAGAGAAGGTAGCGAAGAATTAACCGGATTCCTCGGTAATAAAAAAGAGTTAAAATCCACTATCAAAAAAAATGGTGGTTTCCACAAAATGTCTTTTGATAAATATCATGTACATTTATTTTATTTGCCTTATGATGAAAACTTACCATTATATTACAATCAAAATCATCGTTTTTTGTGGGAACATATGGATAAAAATGTATTGAATGAAACAAAATTATTTGAAAAAATAGAAATAAAATGGTTTTCTATCGATGAAATGAAATCTAAAAGAGATGAATTTCGCAACTTTTATCAAAATTTTGTTGATGAATTTATCAAAAATGAAACTATATTGAAAAAATTCGTGAATTCTAAATATCATTCAAAACAATACACTCTTAAAAACAACAAAAAATAAATATCATTTTTGCTTTCAAAAAAAAAAAGATAACACAATTCTGTTATCTTTTTTTTTATTTTTGTACGTATATTTAGAATAATATTTATATATCCATTTGTCTGTTGTTACATGGTTGTTTCCTTATTTTGAATTCTAGAAGAACGTCTGGGTACAACTGGATTAACAATTTGTTTCAATTTCTGTTGCTCCTTCAATATACGTCTTTTTTCAGACCGTCTATTCTTTTCTTCTTCAAGTCTTTTTGTTTCTGCCTCTTCTTTGGCCTTCCTTTCTGCCTTTACCTGTTTGTAAATTTCATTCATTTCCTTGCGCCGTTTTTGTTCTATTTCTCGAATTTCCTGTTTCAATAATTGTTCAGCATCCCATTGAGAATCACACTTTCCTTCGTAGATGGCCTCTTTAAAGTAAACTTTTTTGTAATGATAGTTATTTATGTCAGTCAATATGTTTTGGTATTTACACCAGGTCACCCTTAATCGTCTATCTAAATTAATATCAATTGGCATTTTCAGTAATTTATTATAGTTACTTTTCTTTTCATTGAAATTATTCTAACATTAAAAATTATTGTCAATTTTTGACTTTTATTCTTTTTTTTATGTTCTCAGATACACTTTATTTATGACACGACAAATCTATTTATTGTTGATTTAGTAAATACGATTGCAATTATCGTTAAAAGCGTATCAAATAAAATACACAGTAATTGTATAATATACACAAAATATGTCTAATAATTCCTGGAAACAATATGGAGGTATTTCTAAAATGGACGATTATAATGTTATTAATGCAAGTACTATTGTTGCAGAACAATTCATTTCTCGTTCTACCAAACCTATTTACCAATATTTGAACGGTACGTTCGAAGTTTCAGTAGATTTATCTGCAGGAGTCAATATCATTGCAAGTAACAGCATATATACCGCGGTAGATTTATATGTAAATAAAAACATCTATTCAAATAACAAAATTTTCTTTGGCGGTAATACATTTGTAAATACTGGCAATAGTTTTCCAGCAAGACCAGACGATACTACTCACGCATTTTTATATGGCGATGTTAGTTATGTTGGTCTGAATATTTTAAAACCGAAAACTATTTTCAATGTTACTGGTACCGTATCAGGTGAAACAGAAATTATTACATTTGAAAGCAAAAACGACTATATTCGTAACATATTAGGGCAAAATATCAATGAACGTGGTCTAGTTATGGATGCAAGTAATAATATAACAAATATTTATTTTTTCAACGATTCTAGTACAAATATTTCAAATTCTCCAGATGCTATGATTCGGTATACCAAAGGAGGTTATTTACATATGGATACTTCTTATGGTATATCATCTTCTTCCAAATATCATCAGATTGATACATCAGGTGGTACCATTTATATGGATATTATGAAAACACAGGTAGATTCGTCTGGTTATATTATTATGAATACATCTGGTGGATTTATTATGGATACTTCTGGTTCATACACACATATTGATAGAAACAACGGCAATATCAATATAGATTCTAGTGGGCAATACATTTTACACAGTTCTGGTGGTTATTTTTTATTAGATAACAAAACTGCCACTCTTTCTACCGAAGGACGTGTGGAATTACATGCATCAGGTGGTTATGTGGAAATTGATTCCAATAATGGTGAAATAGTATTCAACTCCGGTTTAGTAAAACTAAACACATTATTAGATTTTACTCCTCCTGAAAGAGATATTTCAACAAATATACTTTTCAACGAAACATTAACTATTTATGATAATTCCAATTCCACATTACTTTATAATGTATATGATAACTCTGATATTTTACAGGGAACTGCTATCGCTGGTATAGGTAAAGACCCCAGTGCTACCACTTTTATGCGTTTGATACCAGCTACTCGTCTAGAAGGAGCAGCCTATGCTGGAGGCTTATATCCATATGATACAACAAGACCTATGAATTTGATTGGAGTAAGCGATATATGTGGTAATTACGTTCATAACCAAATGGTATTGTCTAGTAATAACAAAGCAAAATATATTTCGACTTTAGGTATCAATACTTACATGCCGGTTACTGAACAATATGTAGTTGACATTAATGGACCTACTCGTATTTCTAATGGTGAAATCAATACAGTTGCTGAAGTAAATTTCGAGATATTAAATGTATCATTTTCTAGTTCCAATACACAATATGGTATTGCGTGTGGTACACCTTCTGAGTTGAAAAACTTACCAAACACGGACCCTACCTTTACACAAATATTATATTATACCAATAATGGTGGTGTGTCATGGAATAAATCAAATATTTACAGTAATAATACTGGTATTGATGATATATTAGTGAATTTTAACGCTGCATTTATGTACAATACTCAATATGGCATTGTTGCTGGTAATTCCTCTTACCTATTTTATACTAACAATGGAGGACAAACCTGGTTCAGAATGCAATATTATCAATCTGGTAGCACTACTGTTACTGATAATACTTACAGAGATGCAAATTCTATTGAAATGAAAGAATACAATAATAATTTGCGCATATTCATCGCATATAAATATAATGACCCTGATGGTGACCCGGTGGACACATATACCAAACAAATTCGTTATTTTGATATACCGATTGCTAGTCTCTCTACACAGCTCAATGGCGATACTTATAAGATTAGCTCTTTCTCTGAATCCTCTATATCAAGTAATATGAAT